CATGGAGTGTGAAAAATGATAGCACAACTATTAGGTCCAGTTGCAAGTCTAGCAGGCTCTTGGCTCGATGCAAAAACAACCAAACAAGCGGCTGAAGCTAAATTAAAGCTTACTGAGGCAGAAGCTAAAAGTAAAATATTGCTTTCAAAGGAAACATCGGTTGCCGATTGGGAGCGCATTATGGCGCAAGGTACTCAGAACTCTTGGAAAGACGAATATCTGGTTGGTTTGTTCAGTATTCCATTAATTTTAGTATTCACAGGTGAAAAAGGGCGTCAGATCGTTGCAGAGGGCTTTGTAGCGTTAGAAAGTATGCCTGAGTGGTATCAGTATACCTTGGGTGTTATCGTAGCCAGTAGCTTCGCTGTGCGTTCTGCTACTAAATTCTTTAGGAGGTAATTATGGGATTTAAATTAGGTAAAGGTAGTCTTTCAAGACTTGAAGGCGTAGACGAAAGAATGGTTGCAGTGGTAAAATATGCAATTGGTGCTTCTAAGCAAGATTTTTCATGTATTTGTGGGCTTCGTACAATAGAAGAACAGCGCGCTTTAGTACAAAAAGGCGCATCGCAAACTATGAAATCAAAACACATTGACGGTCATGCTGTTGATTTAATGGCATACGTTAACGGTGGCAGATGGGAATTGAATTTATATGACGAGATTGCTGATGCAATGGCAGAAGCCGCCAGAGCGGTAGATGTTCCAATTAGGTGGGGTGCCGCATGGACAGTGCCTAATATTGCACAATGGGACGGTGATATGGAAAGTGCTATGAACGATTACATAGATACTAGAAGGTCACAAAACAGACGTCCGTTTATTGATGCGCCGCATTTTGAGTTAATGGTTTAGGAATAGCAGCTTCTCCCGCTGTTCGACTGCCCCACTTCGGTGGGGTTTTTTTTGGTCTCGCAAACTTTATGTAAATATATTGTTGACAATGTAAGTGAGTTTGATAGTAAGTAATTATTCATTTATTTACGGAGGTTCACAAAATGGATACTAACACAAATTTCAAGGTTGAAGAGAGACCACTTACACCAGAAGGCTTAGACACACCAGTAGAAGGTTGGAAGGCTTTGGTTAGAACTGATAATAATGAGGTTCTACATTTGCACAAAGATAGCTATAAAGTGTTACCGCACGAAGATGTTATCTCAAGCACAAAAGATGCCATCAAAAAAGCAGGTCTAAAAAATACAGAATTTAGTGCATATTGCTTAGATGGTGGCAGACAGCTACAAGTTGATGTTTTATTCAACGATTTGGTTATTGAACCAGAAGTTGGCGATCATGTTAAATTTCGTATTCGCGCATTTAACTCTTATAATGGTTCATGGGCTTACCAAACTAGCACAGATGCACTTAGATTATGGTGCAAAAATGGTTGTACTCACCCGAATACACTTACCAAAACTTGGATGCGCCACACATCGCAAATTCACTTAGATGGTGTTGCAGAAAAAATTAAACTTGGCGTTGATACATTTTTTAATCAAAAAGAAATTTGGCAACAGTACAAGAAAAATAAAGTTGACCCAAGAAATGTAGAAAACTTTTTCAAGGCCAATCTTGTTGACCAAAAAACCAACACATCTTGTGAAAGTTTCAATAAACGCCAACTCGAAAATCTTATGGGTCAATTAAATAACGAATTTGACCAATTGGGTAAAAACCAATGGGCGGTTTATAACTGCATGACGCATTGGGCTACTCATACGCAAGATGCCAAAAACCCTAATAACGTGACCAGAGACAGAGAAAACAAATTGGTCATGGCATTAAGGTCACCACATTGGAACGGACTTGCACTTGCGGCATAATCAACTGGGGGCTAACTGCCCCCTTTTTTTAACGGAGGACTAAAATGAGTATTGAAGCACAAAATAAGCAAATCTTTAATTGGTTGAAAGATGGCAACAGAGTTAATCAACTTATGTCATACGATCAATTTGGCTGTACTAGACTTGCGGCTCGTATTTATGATCTAAAACAGATGGGTCATACAGTTGGTAAATATACTATCGTTACACCAAATAAAAAGCGATATGCAGAATATTACTTGCAAAAAGAAAGTGAAGCAAATGGAACAGTGTAGTTATTGCGATGGGCATAAAGTTGTAGAAGACTGGCATTGCTTGCACTATAAAAACGGAAAAGCTTACCATCAATGGAAAGAAATAATTCCTTGTCCAGTATGTAAGGAACAAAATGGCTAAAAAACGATATGCTGATCATGCAAAGGTCATTAAATGGAGTGACCTTCTCGCAGAACATAATGAAGCAAAAAAATCTTTGCTTAAAAAAGTACTTAATATAACAGGCGGTTCTCAATCCGAGGCCGCCCGAGACATTGGTATGTCACGACAACAGTTCAATCAGTTGTGTAAAAGACATGGAGTTACGCATGATGAAATACAGAAGCATTGAAGAAATTGAAGATGGCGAAACTTGGGATGGTATGATTGACCGCCAAAAGCAAGAGCGCATTGATACAATAAATTGGTACAATCAAAAAGAGTATACGCAGACAGAAGTTACGTATATTCTGGGCATAACTAAAACACATTTAAATAATTTTATTAAAAGAAATAATATCGTTTGGAAACGTAAATATATTTCAAGATAAATGGGAAACGAAGTTTTAAATAAAGAGCAGATTGCAATAAGAAAGTTCTTAATACAGCAAGTCGACAAGACACAGCAAGATAGTAGGCTTTCTAGTGCAAATAATGTTAAGTATTTTTATGCTCGACAAGCTTTGCGCAAATTTTATGACGAACTTGAAAACGGAGGTGTACAAGTATGTCGAGAGAAATAGACGAAGATTTTGATCTTAGAATGTGTATGCGTGGCGAAGGTGTTTCACTTGAGGAATATTTTATTTGTTTTCCTTTAGTAATGGAGCATTACGATATGGAAAATTTATTAGCCGCACCGCAACATATGTTTGGAGCAAAAAATAATTTAGGTGAAAGAATATTGGTTGTATTTGAAGCAGACGAAGAATTTATGCCTACAGTTTTTGATGTAGACAATATGCTTAAACGTTTCGAAGCAAATGTTAAGTACGATGCTTAAAACTTGTGAATTTAAAATAACTGGTAAACCTATTGGCAAAGGTAGGCCTCGTTTTACGCGCCGTGGGCACACGTATACACCAAAAGAGACCGTTTACTACGAGCAACGCATTAAACGTGCTGCATGGGCTTCTATGACGCGCTCACAGCTTACTGCAACAGATAATAGGATTAGTCTTATATTTACCGCATATTTTGAAATACCAAAATCGTATAGTAAAAAGAAACGTATGCTGTGCGAAACAGGTAACTTAATACCAAAGCGTCCTGATATTGATAATATTGCCAAAGCAATAATGGATGCTTGCAATCACACTGTATTTGTAGACGATGCACAAATTTGGCATTTAAGTTGCTTTAAAAGATATTGTGATGTTGGGCAGTTACCGCACGTTCATGTAAAAGTACAATGGGACGAAGCAAATGAAAATCAGTCTAATTTAATAAAGTTATAATCTTTGCCATATTGCTCTTGCCATTTCTTTGGCTCTTTATGTATAGCTAACTTGGAGCTGTCCCAATTACCTTGATGATGTCCTTCACATAATGGGATGGCTTCACGATCACTCCTTTTTGCACCACTAAATCTATCATGTATTGTATGATGTGCAGTTGTTGGTGATAATTGCGGTTCGCCAAACTTTTGGCACACACAGCAAGGTAAGCTTCTAATATATTCTAAGTATTTTTTATCAGGCTTATTTTTTGGTTTTTTAAGACCTGTTGGCGGTCTGTTAGCTAAGTTTGTCATACTTACCTTCTAGTATTTCAGAAACACGACCTTGATTTATATTTACCATTTCACCAACTGTGCGTGTATTTATGTCTGGTTGGTCAATCACAAGTTGCTTAACTATATCACGAATATCTTTGTTAACTGGTGTAGCAGTTTTTTCGCCTTTAACTGGTTTATGCTTTTCTCTGTGCATTAAATTGAGCGCGTCTAAAACACACGCACGAGCCAACATTATTGTTTCACTTTCTTTATGCTCAATAAAAAGGTGTGCTAATTTTAATAGGTCTTTTTCTACATTTTTTAATTTTTCACGTGCGTCAGGAATATTGCTCATGTTTCTAATGGGTCGTAACCGACCGCCTCCGCTAGTTTCATCATTGCATTATCAAAGTAATTTTTAAATTCTGTTTGATCCATTTTTGTAAACGCAATACTATCAGGTACGAAATAAACACTATTGTTAGCTTTATTTATAACTGTTCTATAGTATCCGCATAACATTTTTAGATCGTCATGTAGGTGAGCCGCAGTAGCCCACTTCTGAGTGTCTTTAACGACATTATTTAATACCGACCAATATTTCTTGTGATGCTGTGGTGAGCGTTCGCTTACAGCTTGTATGTCGAATAATTGGTTGGTTGAATATGTTTCTAATATTTCGGCATCGTATTGCGTGACAGGGTGCAAAACCCCATCACGCATAACAACTTGTAAAATCGGCTTTTTAGAACGGAATTTCATCGTCAAAGTCTGCCGAAGCTTTGCCACTGCCTGTATCGTTGGAGTTGCCAGTATCGGTAGCAGTCGAGGTTCTATCACCGCCCCCACCAAGCAACTCAACAACAGCGACATTACAAGTTATCTGAGTATTGCCATTGTATTCTTTTAAACCTGTTTCGCCTTGCACAAATACCTTTTGACCTCTTTTAAGGTATTGCTGTAGGGCTTTTGCTCTTGCACCCCACAATGCACAATCAACATAGGTTGTTTCTTTTGTGCGCCGATCATTGACCGCCACAGCAAAGTTTAAAACATCAGTACTACTTGATGCGCCAAGTATACCGTCTCTGGTTAAATTACCAATTGCATTAAGCTGAAGCATTTTCGTCCTCACTTTTTGCTAGTTTATGATTGGTAAATGCTACCGCCAATTCATTGGCAACAGGTTTGGCAAATTCATTTAGTTGGGTAATCATGGTTTTTGCTTTATCAAAACCTTTGTCAAAATTTTCTTGGGTTTTAACACCATTAATAAGCCAATTTTCAGTGGTTTCTGCACGTTCTAATAAATTGCGCTGTGCGTGTGTCATATCTTTATAAGGTACTTCTGACTTGTACCGTTTACATTCTCTTGCGACAGGATTTAATGACGCTTCGCCATCATCGTCTTTGTCGCCAGATATAACCCCTGCAAGCTGTGATAAACCATATCGTCTTGCATATGTTATGGCACTACCAAGTGATTGCATATCGCCTTGTTTATAAACTAAACGTACTGATGTTTCCCAAGTTTTGCCTGATGTGTGTTCAAAAATTGTACTTAAAAAATCACCATGTTCGTTTGAATATTCGATATGGTTTATTAAAAAGTTGCGAACTTGAAATGCTTCTTTAACTACACGAACTACTTCATTTAAATCTGCATAGTCATTATTAACAAAACCTGTGGCATTTTTTATTGCCACCGATAGATCACATTGCGCGGCAATATAATCTTGAATTGCTGTATTATTTTCCATTTATTTAATCCTTATACTTACAGTTGGGTTACCAATTTCTATTCTCGCACCGTCTATTTGGTCACCTTCACTTAATTTTTGTTTTATAACATTTTTAATTGGTGCTTTTTCTACCTTTATATACTCGTCTGGTAGTTGGTCTATATTATCAATTACCACAGTCTTTGCACCATCTTTTCTTGATATTGTGCCAAGTGCGTGTGGTATATTTTTTTGATTTGTAGAATATAAAACCTTTTGCAACGATCTTTTAATACTGTCTTTTTTGTATTTCATCCTTTCTTGTCTTGCTTTGTAAGTTTTTAATAATTCATCTATTGCCAAGATGTGGGCATTAGTTTCATTATAATCTTCTAGTAATTTACCAACAATCCACATGATGTCGGTTTCACCATCTAACGTATCCCAGAAACACTGATTATCGTCAGAGTATTCACGCAACTGATCTGCAATGAATGTTATCAATCCAGTATCAATCCGCATTTTGTTGTTCGTCCCATAAATCTATGGCAATATTTACAGCTTTTTCTATCTGTTTAATTGCATTGGTTGGGAAACTTTGCGTGTAAAACTGGTCGATTGTAATTTGGTTTAATTCAACCTGTCTTTGCAAATCTGCATTATAATTATTTATGTGTTCGCCAATTTGTGCTTTTAAAAACACTGGTGGTGGGAATTTTGTTGTCGACATAAGAACCTCCATTCTGTCTACAAACACACTATCAAATTAGCTAATTCAGTCAACAAAGAATTTACAAATAAATAGTGACTTTTTAAAATCAGAGTTTATAAAAGAAAATGACCACCCCGAAGGATGGCCAAGTTTAAAAAACAGAAACGTAACAAAGACGGAGGTTCATATGTTACAAAAGCAGTATACCCTGTCACAAATTTTAGGACAAGGAAAAAATTAATGTCACATTATATGACTGCATTAGCAATGAAACAGAAAAACCTAAAACCTGCCACAAAGGTAGTTTTATACTGGATAGCCGACCATTATAATGATGATACAACCGCGTGTTTTCCAAGCCAAACAAGATTGGCTAATTTATGTGAAATGACAAGAGCATCGGTAAATCACCACATCAACATTTTAAAACAACAAAATATATTAAAAACAACGCAACGCCACAGACCTGATGGTGGCAAATCTACTTTAGGTTATGAGCTTTTACTAGAAAATGATGATGTAAATTTATTGAATAAGGTATGTAAAAAGAATTTACAAGGGGATGTTAAAAAACTTGATAACAAGAACCTTATAAATGGTAACCTTGTAAAACTAACAGATAGATATGACGAATACGATTTTACAGATTTTTGGGAAATGTATCCTAAGAAGGTAGGTAAAGGTGCGGCTAGAACATCATTTATCAAAGCACTTAAAAAAGTTCCCTATGATACTATTAAAAAGGCACTGGCTAATTTTATTGAAAAAACTGATGGGCAAGATAAACAGTTTATACCAAATCCCACAACTTGGTTAAATCAAGAAAGGTGGGACGATGAATATGTTGCTAGAATTACAACAACAGGTAATTATTTAGATAATCTGTTTACTGAAAATGCTGACGTTAAAAAATTGGGAATTACAAAATGATTTATCAGGAACGAAAGAATGTTATTTCAAATTGGCTATTTGAGTTATTAAAGAACTATGAAGTGCCGCCACATCTTGGCAAAGACCAAGTTAAAATAGAAATGATAAATATGGTAGAGGACATAAATAGCGAGTGTCCAAAGTGCAAAGAAAATGTTTTAAATCTTTTGCTAGAAAAATCTGCACAATATATTCGTAAAAATCAAAGTTCTAGGCGATGGCCTACTATTTCTATGTTTATCAAAGCAATAAAAGAGCACAGAGAAAATTTAATGGCAGAAGAAAAGCTAGATAAAATACCACTCTTGGCTGAAAAAGACGATTACGAACTTAATTTAAATGCCATGCGGATTAAGCAAAATAAAACAGTTGCTACATATTGGGTTATAGGTAATGGAGCGCAACGATTACTTGACAAAAATATGGTTTCACGAGATGAATTAAAGGCATATAAAACATATTGCGAAAAGGTGTTATTACTCAATGTCGAAACAATGGCCTGCAACTAAAATAACTTTAGTAGATACAAATAAGTTAGTTCCATACGCAAGAAATAGCCGCAAACATAGCGAAGAACAAGTTACGCAACTAGCGGCAAGCATACAAGAGTGGGGTTTTACAGTACCAATTTTAACAGACGAAGAAAATACAATTATAGCAGGGCATGGTCGCTTGATGGCGGCACAAAAGCTAGAAATAGATAAAGTGCCTGTTATGGTTGCCAAAGGTTGGTCTGAAGCACAAAAACACGCATACGTTATCGCAGATAACAAGTTAACAGAAAATAGTACTTGGGACGAAGAACTTTTAAAGGTAGAAATTAAGCAACTTGAGTTTGATAAGTTTGATATTTCTAAGCTTGGGTTTGGCTCTGATGAATTAGCAGATTTATTTCTTGACCGTGACTTTGGCGACACAGATGCGTTTAAAGAATGGGAAGATATGCCAGAGTACGATAATGACGCAATAAAATATTATTATTCAGTCAAGGTAAACTTTGATAATCAGGAAGATGTAGACGAATTTGCCAAAAAAACAGGTTTACCGCTTACCGAAAATACTAGAAGCATTAGATACCCAGAGCCCCTAAAAGAAGATTTAGACGCTTATAGGGTGCAAGGTACAGAAAGCGATGCTGCCTAATTATCCACTATACATTCCAAGTAAAGGTAGGTCACAATACATGATGACCTCAAAAGCACTTACCATGATGAAAGTGCCGCATTATGTGGTCGTTGAGCCGCAAGAAATTGACGAATATCAAAAGGCAATAAAACACTGGGATTTGTTGTGTGACATTATTCCGTTAGATTTGTCATACAAAGAAAAATACGAGTTGTGTGACAATTTAGGGCTAGAGCGAAGTACTGGACCCGGCCCTGCTAGAAATTTTGCTTGGGAACATAGTAAAGATAACGGATTTGCTTGGCATTGGGTAATGGATGATAACATAAGATACTTCCACAGATTTAATAAAAACCTACAAGTTAAAGTAACAGACGGCACTTGTTTTAAAGTCATGGAAGATTTTGTAAGCAAATATAGTAATATTGGTATGGCAGGGCCAAATTACATGATGTTTGCACCACGCAAGTCAAAATTACCGCCATTTGTGCTAAATACACGAATTTATAGCTGCAATTTAATACGAAATGAGCTAAGATTTAGATGGCGAGGTAGATATAACGAAGATACAATTATTTCGCTAGATATTATTAAAGCAGGGTGGTGTACAACTCAGTTTAATGTATTTTTACAAGAAAAAACTAATACACAAGTTATGAAAGGCGGCAATACAGACGAATTTTACCATGTAGAAGGTAAAGTAAAAGAAGGTGAAAGATACGCTGATACTGGAACTCTTGATAAGTCAAAAATGCTTGTTAAAGTACATCCTGATTGTTCTAAGCTAGTTATGAAATACGGCAGATGGCACCACCATGTAGATTATAACAGGTTTAAAAAGCAAAAATTAATTAGAAATCCTGACGTTAAAATAAATAATGTAGATAAAGAATACGGCATGAAAATGGTGCGAATACGTTGATAGGTTTTACAGCATCAACCTTTGATTTACTCCACGCAGGGCATATTGCTATGTTATCAGAAGCCAAATCCGTTTGTAGTTATTTATTAGTTGGCTTGCACGTTAACCCAAATGCAGAACGTGACCATAAAAACCAACCAATACAAACATTGGTAGAAAGATATACGCAATTAAAAGCTGTTTCGTATGTAGATGAAATTATACCATACCAAACAGAGCAAGATTTATTAGACATATTTAAAATGTACGAAATACAAGTTAGAATTATTGGTGAGGAATACAGAGACAAAGATTTTACTGGTAAAAACTTAGATATGCAAATTCACTATAATAAAAGAAGGCATGATTTTAGTTCAAGCCTTCTAAGGGAGCGCATAGTGCACGCCGAAAAATATAAGCACAAATCAAAGGTTACAGATATGAGCCGATGAGTTATGTTCGTTTACCGCATAAACCATTGTGCGATTATCACCGAATTGTACACAATAATCCGCAACTTCTAGTTCTGTTTTACACTCATACCGAACACGGTTTTGACCACGACCTCGTACACAAACCCAATGCGTACGCTCTTCGTAAATTTTCCTTTCGTAGTCGGTTGAAAAATCTATTACGCTTTCACCAATCATAATTAACCCCAATCTTTCTGATCGCCTTGTTCGGCTGCAGCATTAAACCCTGCGTAATATTGTTTGACTTGTTCATCAGTCATGTCTTGCTCTTTTACCTCGGGTGATGTGCCAGTTCCACCAATGTAATAATGTGGTTTTGATGGGTGTCCGTAATAAAAGTCTGCACCGCCACGATCAAAAGGGCTACCATGACGATTTAAAGTATCTTGCACTGGTGTTTGATAAACAGTTATTTCTTCTGTTCGTAAGCCTGCACCTGTTAAACCGTCTACATTTTCGTCAAGGTCTATATGGTATATAATAAGAGATTTATTTACTAAACCATGATGGTAACCTGTTATAGTGCCAGTTTTACCTTTTAAAAATTCACAACCTTTGCGTGGGTTAGAAATAATAATTTTAGAATTTTCTTGTAACATTTTGAACCTCAAAATCATTTATAAATAAACCCATATGTTTATTGCTAAACCAACCTTGGTTGGTATCTATTTTAACATGGTAACTGGCAGGTGTGCCATTTACATTATGTTTGTCAGTTATAAGACGTATAATTTTACCAGTTAAATTAGCTAGTTGACCGCCATTGTATTGACAGTCTTTGTTAATTTTAATTTTTGTATCTTTCTGTAACATTTGAACCTCTTTTTGTTTACATATACATACTATCAAGTGGGCTAATAGTGTCAACACATTATTTACAAATAAAACGTGTAAGAACTGCTGTCAGTCGCTACACAAAAATAAATACTTCACCATTCATAATTTATGCTGTAAATATACATTTGACATAATAGGCGAGGATAAAATGAGTAAAGCGGAAGCCGCAACTGGTGGAAGCGCAAAACGTGGCCCGAAAGCACCCTCTAAACCATTGAATGACGAGGACTTTTTGCGTTTACTTAATATGGTAAGAATACAATGCACACAAATAGAAATATGCAGTATTCTTGGTATGTCAGACACCACACTAAATAGAAGATTAAAAGATAGAGGATACGAAAATTTTGAAGACCTCTATAAAAGGCACAATGACGAGGGCAGAATGTCACTTAGGCGTATGCAATGGCAAGCGGCTGAAGGCGGTAATACTTCAATATTAATTTGGCTTGGTAAACAATACCTTGGTCAAAAAGATAAAGCCGAAAGCACTGTATCAGGTGAGCATGTACACGCTTATAAGTGGTTAAGCGATGACAGTTAGAACAATTAAGTATAAACCAAGGTCATTAATAAAATCTTACCATACGAGAACAGAACGCTTTGCTATCATCGTTGCACACAGAAGGTTTGGTAAAACTGTTGCTGCGATTAATGATTTAATAAAAGATGCTTTAACAATTCCAAGGCCAAATGTTAGAGTTGCGTACATTGCTCCGTACTACAGACAGGCAAAAGCAATAGCGTGGGATTATCTTCTAGAGTATACTAGAGATATTGAAGGCGTAGAATATAATGTTGCAGAATTACGTGCAGATTTTCCGAATGGTGCAAGATTTAGATTATTTGGTGCTGATAACCCCGACAGTTTGCGCGGATTATACTTTGACCATGTTGTGTTGGACGAACCCGCCGACTTTCCACATCGTGCATGGCCTACTGTTATAAGACCATCACTTGCAGATCGTAAAGGTAAAGCAACATTTATAGGCACACCAAAAGGTAGAAACCAATTTTACGACACTTTCGTTGCAGCTAAGAATGACCCCAATTGGCTTTCATTAATGCTTAAATCTTCAGAAACAGGCATTTTAGACGAAGAAGAATTAAAAGAAGCTAAAAAGGCAATGGGAGAGGATAGATTTGAACAAGAGTTTGAGTGTAGTTTTGAAGCCGCAATACAAGGCTCATATTATGCAGCAGAATTAAAAACAGCCGCGCAAGAAAACAGAATACGAGTTGTCCCTTATGATCCGTCCGTTGGCGTAACCACCGCATGGGATTTAGGAATTGGTGACAGTACGGCAATATGGATGGCGCAGTTTGTGGCGCAAGAAGTTCGGTTAATAGATTATTACGAGAACTCTGGTGTGGGGTTGGATCATTATGCAAAAGAACTCAGTAGTAGGGGTTATCACTACTCTAGTCACATCCTACCCCACGATGTACAAGTTAAAGAGCTTGGCACTGGCAAGTCAAGGCTTGAAATATTAGGCACATTAGGTTTAACAGACATTACAATCGCACCAAAACTAAGTATTGAGGATGGAATACAATCAGCAAGGTCAATGCTAAACAGATGCTGGTTTGATGCAGAAAAGTGCGAGAGAGGCGTAGAGGCTTTAAAGCAATATCGTAGAGAATTTGACGAAAAGCTTAAAACGTGGAGAGGTAGACCTTTACATGATTGGACGTCACACGGTTCAGATGCATTTCGATATTTAGCGGTAGGTAAGCAAGAAAACAAAAATTGGGGTGAACCTATAAGAAGAAATTTGCAAGGAATAGCATAATGTGCTAATTTAATTTTAACAGCAGGAGGTTCTCGTATGGCAAAAAAGAAAAAACCTACCAAAAAGAAAGGCTTGTACGATAATATTCATGCTAAAAGGCGCAGAATAAAAGCAGGAAGTGGTGAGCGCATGAGAAGTGCGGATGATCCCAAAGCTCCTTCAGCAAAAAATTTTAAAGACGCTGAGAAAACTGCTAAAAAACCTAAAAAGAAAAAGAAAGGTAAGAAATAATGCCCGGCTATCACAAAGGTAAAAAGAAAAAAGGTAGGAAAAAGTAATGCCCCATGTTTCTGGTCATAACCCCGGCGCAGGGTCAGGTATAAGCTCTTCTTTACGCCCAAAAAGAAGGCCAGATGTTATTCCTACTGGCGGTAAAAATGTTTCACCAGTTATGTTTGGCGGTGATCCACAAAACAGAATTGGTATATCTGGTCCTAAAGGTGGTGGAGAGGCAGCTAAAGCACAGGTCAAAGTTGGCAGTGATATTTATAAGCAATATAATAACGATGGTCGCTATGGGTATTACAATGACGAAGGGTATTATGTGCCTGCAGATATAGATATGCGAGACGGTGGAGGTGCTGATGCCAACGATACTTTTTTTGAAGGCGGTGGGTTTTTATCACTGCTTGGTAACATTGCAAAAATAAGGCCATATGGTCAAGAAAACACGCCACGTGAGCAAATTGGTTTTCGTAATGTTGAAGATATGTTTGACCGTGGTGGTCCTCAGCATCGTGACGGTAAATACAGAGGCGGTATGCAAATAAGTATGTTGGGAAATTTGGCAGACCAAATTGGTGGCGTAGATCAAGGTACAAGAACTAGATATAACTACGATACAACGTCAACGCCAACAGCAGCAAAATCAACTGGTGGTTTTATCAATAATATAGAACCTAGAGAACCAATTCCTGTTTACGATTTAGATGGTAACCCACAAAATAATGCCGCACTTATGGAAAACTCAAATACAGCAATAGCAAGTGGAGTTGAGCCTTTATATCCACCGTCACAAACTTTTAATATGACAAGCAGAGCAGAAGCAATAAATGCATTAAGGCGCAAAGCTAAAACCGCACAAAGTTGGGACAATTTTATGCAAGAACACCCTGCAGAAGCAGAAGAACTTATTCAAGATGCTATGCGTAAGCAAAACCCACTATTTCCTGCCAATCCCTAATGGCTGAAAAAAAGAAAAAAGATGCTAGGTTAGAAAAGGCAGGAGTTTCTGGTTATAATAAGCCAAAAAGAACGCCAAGCCATCCAACAAAATCACACGTTGTAGTTGCTAAAGAAGGCGAAAAGGTAAAGTTAATAAGGTTTGGTCAGCAAGGCAAAACTGGTGATAAAACAATGACAAAACGCGCAAAGTCTTTTAAGGCAAGGCACGCAAAGAATATAAGAAAAGGCAAGATGTCTGCCGCGTTCTGGGCAAATAAGGTTAAGTGGTAATGAGTATAATTGACTATCTGCGTGATTTTAACAGCCCACAATCAGGTAAGAAAAGACGCGATTTTTTAGAAAATATGTTTGATTTTGAGGAATATGTTCCACCAAATCTACGTGCGCCTACACAATTCGTATTAGATGCTAATCCAGTTACGGGTATGGGTAATTCAGTAACAGAAAGTCGTGTTGCGTTTGACCCTACAAGATCAGCTGATGAACGTAAACGTGCAGGCATTAACATGATGATGGAAGTCGGCTTAGCGGCGGCACCTGCAGTTCTTGGCAGAATGGGTTATTTAACACCGCCAGTTGCACTTGCAGAAACCTTTGCGGCACCCACTCCGACAAGCGAAGGTATTAGGGACGCAACAACAGGTTTGCTATCAGATTTACAATATGGCGCAAGGTCAATAGCTGAAGGCAATCCGCGAGGAGTTTTAGAAGCATTTCAAAGCGGTGGGCAACCAACATCATTAAGTGCGGCTACCGTTGGTAGTAATATGGGCCCACCATTAGACATTATTCAGTACTCACCAACACTTCAAGCGGCAGAAAATTTAACGCAAAATAAAGGCACATTTGAGCAAATGAAATCTATGCTTTTAAAAGGCGGCGGTAAAGAAGAGGAAATAGACTGGAGTGGTTTTAATAAGCAATTTAGAAATAATCAAGTAGTTACAAAAGACGAAATTATAAAATATTTTCAAGACCAAGATGCACGTTTAGACACAGAAGTATTAAATGCAGGTAAAGGTCTAACACATTCTTTTACTTCCGAAGATGTTGACAATGTTTTTAGCGGTATATTTGACCAAATGTTGACAAGGTTTGAAATCCACCGAGATAGAAATAACCCACAACAAGGAATGTACGACCCAATACAAGAAGAGTTAGAAGATGGTTTTGGTAACGTAAATAATATGCCTGCAGAAGAAATTGTTGATAGTAATAATAACGTGCGTTCATTAGATGTAAGACAAACAGCCCAAAAATATGGCGCTTATGATATGAACCCAGACGATTATAGTGATTTAGATATAGCAGAAATGGCTGCCGAAACAGGAATGTCGGTAGACGAAGTAAGTAAAATAATTAAAAGCGGTAATGGGTTTAATTTTGAAGGTGACGAAGGACTAGAAATATTTGAAGATGGTTTGGCATTTCTTAAAAAATATGAGCCTAATTCTTATAATAATGCAATGGAAGTGGCAGAACGTTCTATGTTTGAAATGTTTAGGCACGACCCACCTGCCTTTATAAATTCAATGGTAACAAATGATGCACCACCTTTTGGTTTGGGACAAATTGGGCGTGGTGATTATTACCCCGATGGTGTTGGAGATTTTGACGGAGGTTTAACACAGTTTAGTCAGTATTTTCCAAATGGAGCTAATAACTATACAGAAACAGTATTTAAGTATAATCCAAAAACAGGAGAAATAGAAAGGGCATTTATTTCACCGCAAGGTCACTTTGGAGGGGCAGGCCAAATAGTACACTCAAGAGTTGGTGATTTCGAAATAGAAACAGGGCTTAATCCCGGCTTGGTAGATAATGTAAGATACATTGGAGAAGTTCAGTCAGATATTGGGCAAAGTATTCAGAGAAGTAAACGTAAGGGAAAATCTAGGGGAACAGCGGCAAATTACGAAGAAACAGCGCTTGTCCCTAAATTAATACAAGCTAATCTAAACGATGATTTTTCCAGAAGTTTTGAAAATAACGCAATGTTTAAGCAAGGTGGCGGCGATCAAGCAATTCAAAGTTATGATCTGGGAAATAACAAAACTTTTACTAATATGTCACGAAGTTTTATTGAAACAATACAACAGCTTTCGGGATATGGTTACAGAAGTGGGTATTTGAATTATACTCCAGAAGCAATTAATATTATTACAGATAACCTATTGGCGCACAATTTATTGCTTAATCACAGAGGAATAAGTAATACAGCAATGCTTGCTGATCCGTATAAATTAAAATCAATAGATGGGCTTGATTTTGATAAAATAGACCATACTGACATTTTAGATATTGTATATAACAGAAGGCAGGCAAAAAATGCAGAAGAAGCATCTGCGTTTAGTGAATTAAAAACTCAATTTTTAGAAAACGTTCACCCAGATTTTCAAGCAAACTTAAATTTCTTAAACAAAGTCGAGCCATCAGAAGGGTTCCACATTTCAACATTTATGCACATGGTGCCTTTGTTTGGTGACTTTAAAATGTCTAACAATTTTTTATATTTAGATCATAAGCCAGATATTGACGTAAAATTTGCAATGGAGTTTGATCAACCACTTACAGATATTTTTGAGGATTTAGATTTTAGCGCACTGTCAAAATATAGTGACAGAGTGCGCGAAGCTCAAGTTGATAAAATAGCAGAAATGAATAGATTTGCAGAAGCGAGAGGAGATAAGGTTAATATTAATCGTAATGGATCACCAATGTTTCAATTTGCAGGACCAACTGCTAAAAATGAGAAACAGTGGGCACCATATGCTCTGCGCCACGAAATTACAAAAGCTGTTAACGATGATGTAGATGTTATTGCCCTTCCATACAGTAAAAAAAGTATAGGTAGAGCAGGCGGAATAAGTGAAACAAGTGTAAAAGATGGTTCTGTACAATATTAC